AGCATTAGTTTCGAAGTAATGCTTGCCAGCCGAAACAAGATAACGTGTTTCTTTATTAGAGCTATTTAATACAGATATAGATATGTTTTTTAGTTCATCCATATTTTACTATTTACTTTTGTTTATAATCCGCAAAACGAAGCGTTTCGCCATTCCAGAACGAGCCGTCTATTTTCTTAAAACGAAACGTACCGCTGGGGTACTCCCCCACCCCAAAAATTTTCGACCGGCTTACGCCGGTATTCACATAATGCAAGAGCGGAGTCCGGACACCATCCGAACCCCGTTCTTTTCGTTTTGTCGCTTCGCTCCCGCTTTTCGCGCTTCGCGTTACGCAGCCTCGCTCAACGCCTTATACGCAGCCACGCTTTGCGCCCTCACGATCTTGCCGCGGAAGGCGAGACGCGAGCCGACACTCGTAAACGCAAACGAAGCATCGTTATACGCAAGCGCATTCGACACACCGCCATTCGCATACGCATAATAGTACCCGCGATAGACCACACGGCCTGTGGCTGTGCTTATCCAGTACATGTCTGAATAGTATGTGCTCGACGAGCCATTCATCGAGCCTACTGGCACTACCGCCATCAGCCTTCCATGAGCCACCGCCGTTATCCAGTTGCCACTATTCGTCGTACCCTTTATCATGATCGTGCTGCCGTCGGGCATCCAAATGCGCCACTTGCCCTCATTACCGCTCGTGTTCGGCAAGTCCACACCATCCATCATGTCATACTTGTGTCCGTAGATGTCCTCATAGCCCAGGCAGCAGATATTGTTCACCTGCGTCACCTTTGCAGCGCCATACTCATCCTTGTCTATATACCAGGCATATTGGTGCACTCTGTTCTCGTCCACCAGACTGTTTGTCACATTCGGGTTGATTGCCTTTGCACCCTCATAGCCTATAGTGTCCTGCATGCCTCTTGACATCGTACCGCCAGTCGTGCGCATATTCGTATGCGAGCCAGCGCCGCACTGCTCCTGCATGTTTCTCCTGCCATACTTCGCGTATGCAAGGTTCGCAATGCGGAAGTGCATCAGAGCGTCAATCTGCTGCATACCTCGCTGCACGCTGTAATAGTGGAAGTCCGTCCATGTCATACTTGCAGTTGTACTGCCGCCGGTTATGCAAGCACGCAGCTTGCTACCCACAACAGAACTGCCCACAACAGCACACAGATGCTCCTCGTTGGCAAACCATTCAGGCTCCATATCCTCTATCTTGCTGCTATTGGATAGCACCACCTTGTCAAACTCGGCTGTGTTCAATATAGAGAAGTACAAAGTCTTGGCTTCCTCCGGCACATCGCTGATAAGATACATACCAGCCTCGAATCTGTTTCCCAACGTTGGCACCACGATGCTCTTCACCACATTGCCGTTCACGTCGGCAAATGCGCTACCCACAAGGTTCGTGCCTGGCACACTCGGCCAGCGAACACGCTTGTGCTTCGACACGTCCACCACGCACACCGAATAAGAACTGTCCGTACTCATGGCATTTGTTATGGTGTCTCTGCCACTCATCACTTTCCTGCCTTTAGTGTAACCGCCCTGCACCGCCTTGATGTCATCAAGCGTCAATACGTCCACATTCGGCACAGCCGGCATGTGGTCCTTGTCCTTCGAGCTGTAGCAGCTGTAGTCCTTGCTGTTCAAAAAGTCATTGATGCCCTTACTCCAGAAGAAAGGCTCATGCATCATCAGGTCGCCCTCGCTGCCGTCAAGTTTGGCAGGGGTTCCGTCGGCATACTTGGTGCTGTCCTTATCGTCAAGCTCCATGTAAGTCATCTCGCCGTCCAGATTGTTCACCACGGTATCGACATTCGCGATGTTCACGTTCCTCGTGGTCGCTTTCTTTGTCACCTTCGCAAGCACTCTGTGGCGGTTCTTCAGTATCGCAGCCACATGGCCGCTTGGCTTGTAGTCGCTGCCGTACTTATAGCCCGTGCCGTTATCCAAGTTCGAGAGATTTGCATCGTCTGCCACACTCTCGTCGCTCTCCAGCATTGTATATTCAGGCTGCTCGATGTTCAACTCCGGGTAGTGCTCGATGTATGCAGCATAGGTCTCATCATCAACGTAACGAGTCAGTCGGTATGTGCCCACCAGTCGGCAGCTCTCCACATTGCCGCCGTTCTCGTCCACACCACCCGTCTGCATCAGTGAGGCCAGCAAGCTGCCGTCGCCTTCCATGTCGATGCCGGTCACACGCAGGTATTTCACGTTTCCGCACCTTGCGTGCAGCGTCTGCCAGTCCACGCCCGGACAGTTGTCAACCACAAGTCTGTTGATGTTGCTTGTGCCCTCCAGCGTCAGACCGCTGGTCGTCAGTTTGCTCAGGTAGCGCAGTTCCAGAGTCTGCAACGTTGCCGGAAGCGTTACGCTCGTCAGCGGAGCGCCCTGTGCGAAGTTCACGCCGGTCAGGGCTGTCTTGCCTGCCTTCAGTGTCTCCAGCTTCGTGTTGTTGCTCAAGTCTATGCCAGTGAAGCTGCCTGACTTCAAGCCGGTCATATTCAGAGTACGCAAGTTTCGGCAGCCGTTCACCAGCAATGCGTTCAGCGTTGTCTGTGTCTGGCCGCAGCTCACGTCAAGCGTCCTCAAAGCGGAGCAGTTGTTCAAGTTCAGAGTCTGGAGTATGGCATGGCTCACGTCCGTCAAGTCAAGCCCCATGATGCGGCTCGCACCGTAGATGTATTGCGGGTCATTCACGATGAGGTCCGTGTCAAGCGTCAGTTCCACCTGGCTTCCCATGTCCTCCGCAAGCACTGCGCTTTCGTGCGGCGTACCGCTCGTGTAGCCGTACCCGAAGAAATACCGCTCGCTCGCCGTGATTCTTATCTTCCGGTTGTCACTTCCGAACTTATAGCCGAAGTAGGCCGCGAAACTGTCCTTTCTGTATGTACCGCACACATACTGGCTGTCCAGCAATGCAAACCGGTTCTGGATGGTATAGGTGCGGTGCGCGTATCGGCTGCCCTGGAGTGCATAGAGATAGTCATAGTAACTCGTAGTGCCGTCTGCCGTCGTCACACCCTCCGTCAGCGGTTTGATGTACTTGTAGATGCCGTCCTTGTTGTAGATGCGTTCACACCAGTTGCCCATCATCTCCTCATTGAACACCTTCAGCACATACTCCAGCGACATCGTGCTTCGCAGCTTGTCTGCCACCTCCCTCAGTTTGTCCGGGCAGCCTCTCACAAGTTCCCACAGCACGGAGTCGTGTCCTGCAAACGCATACGAGCCGATGCTCTCGTCCATCGTCTCCCACGTGATCGTGTAGTCGTATTTCAGAACTGAGTCGTTGCGCTCACCGAACACCGTGTCCATGTCGTATGGGATGAAGTACCATATCTTACCGTCCCACGTCACGAGCATCATGTTCTTCGCGCGGTTGTCCACAGCCATGAAGTAGTCCGTTATCAGATACCATGCAAATGGCGAGTCGTTGCCGAAGTATTCCGCATATTCGTTCAGGAATTTCGTCGGGTTGCCCTTGCACGAGTATATCCACTCCCAAAGGCGCTTCACTGCCGCCTTGTCGTCCTCATGCGCCGTCGCCCATGTCTGGTCGGGTTTGAAGCGGAACTCCAGAGCGTCGTCAAACGTGTCCATGTTGCTCGTACCGAACAGGCACAATGTCTCCGAGTTGTTCAGGAACTCCAGGCAGATGCACTTGTTGCGCTTCCCCTTCAGTGTAGCCTCGTCATTGAAGCCCTCGATACCCTCAAAGCCGTAGATGATGCCGCTGCCGCTCTTCTCGTTGTTGAAGTTGTACTTGCCAAGATACACGTTCTCACCCGTGCCGTTGTTGTCGTAGAACAAATCTATCGGGAAACCGTCCACGCCGATTCTCACATCATAGTTGCCCTTGTAGGCCATTTGTGGCGGAGTCAGCCAGCCGCATCTCTTCCAGATGTCGTTCACGATCCTCACCGCACCCGTATTGTGCGTAGATGATGAGTCCGAGAAGTCCGCCTTCAGACAGAATATGTCTATCGGTCTTGCACCTGGTTTGAACGAATATTTGAAGTCCGCTACCTCCACGCCGTTCACATACAGCTTCGTGCCGTACTTCGTTGAGCGGCTGAAGTAGATGCGGTAGTTCTTTCTCGGGTAGGTCGTCGATGAGGTGCCTTGTATTCTCAGTCCGCACTGGTAGATGATGAAGTCATACTCCTTGCCGTAGGCAGAGTAGAAGTAGATGTCCACCGGCACCTCGAACTTCTTGTTGTTCGTCTGGTTCACCAGGTTCACGTCGCCCACGATCCTCATCACGCTCTTGCCCATTGCCCTCAGCTTGTCGATGTCAACGTCTGTGCCCTCGTCGTCCATCACCTGGTTCTTTTCGAACAGCACCACCATCTCGTCGCTTGTCGGGCGGTCCACCATATAGTTAGCCAGCTCCTCGTCATCGCCCAACGCACGGCTGTAGACACGCATGTTACGCACCTCCACATCCGCGCTCTCGCTCGTGATCTTGATGTTCGTCGGTTCTGCCTGGAGCAGCGAGTCCGTCGAGGCATACTGCTTCGCGCCGCATAGGATGCCGTTCACATACAGCGTCATCAGTCGGCTCGCCTTCTTCTCCTGCACCACGAAGGCTATCTTCAGTGTCAGACCGCTTGCGAATTTCGTACCTACTTCCGAACCTGCGCCCGTCCGCATCAAAGCCTCCTGCGTCGTCAGTCTGAAGCCCACGCCGCCGGTCATGCAGTCCACCACCGTACCCCTGCGGTCAGTCACGTTCGTGCATGTCAGCTCCATCTCGTAGGTTGCGCCCGTGGTGGTTGCGTCGTTGCCGAAAGGCTTGTACCCGATTTCAACATTCGCGCCGTTCGTCAGCTTCAAGGCATCGCCCGTCCAGCCGTTGCTCTGCCAGTCAAAACCTTCAAACGCCGTTTGAACGTCGTTATAACGCCATTCAGCAGGCTCGCTCTCGGCATTGCTTCTGCCGGCTGCCGTCAGTTTCAGTACGAGTCCAGCTGTCGCCTCGCTCAGGTCAATGCCGCTCTCCGTCACCTTCACGTTCAGCTTGTATTCCGTAGTGCCGCACTTCAGCACCATCGCCACATCGCCCTGCTCCAGGAAACGGTTTGTATATACCTGCGTCGTCCTCGGAACGCTTACCGTCTGCGTACGTATGCCGTCTCGCCACACACCCACGGTCGCCGGGGTCGTTGTCGGGTCATACGCCACAAAGTCAAATCTCACCTGCTCATACTGACCGGTTTCAATAGTCGGGGTCAGATGGTCGTCCGCAAAAATGCGTCCGTCACCGAAGGTCAGCTTCGTGCCGATATACGGGGCGTTCTGTCCGGCCTTCAGAATGTCAAAGTAGATGCTCTCACTCTTCAGCGTCAGCTCCGCGCTCGCCTCCATCTCGGCGACGATCTGCACCGTGTGCCGGCCGATGCTCACTCCCGACATCGACAAGGAGAAACTGCCGTTCGTCGTGCCGCTTCTTTTCACCGTCTGCGAGTCCCACTGGTGTCCGTCCAGATACAGCGTCACGGTTTTGTCGCCGCTTCCGCTAACAGCAAAGGGGATGCTCACCGCCTCGCTCACGCCGTAGCCGCCCTTGGCGACACACTCGGCTATGTTGAAGCTGCTGCTCAGCGCAAGGGTCACAGCCTTCACGCTCACATAGCTCTGCCTCGTCTGTGTCTTGCCGGTGGTCGGGTCGGTTGTGGTAGCCCTCACATAGATGTCTGTCGTTCCGAGCAGCAGGTATTTCGTCAGATCCAGGGTATAGGTTCCCTTGCTCACATCATGCTGCGTGTCTGCATACATCACGGTCGCGCCCCTCTTCATCTCAATGCTGACTGTTGCCTTCTGGCCCGTGGATGTGCCCTTCTCGTCACCGCTGCTGTACTGGTGGTCATACGTCCATGTCAGCATCGCGCTGTCGCCTTCCTTGATGATGGTCTTGCTGGCGGCTGCACCCAGCACGATTTTCGTGGTCGAAGCGTCACCGCCTCCACCGCCGCTTCCTGCCGGAATGTCTGCAGACGCTATCTCCGCACCGCTCTTGTTGGTCAGTGCCAGGCGCACGCTGCTGCCGTCATCACTCAGTTCGGCGTTCATGCCCAAGACGGTGCTCGCCTCTATCTCCATCAGCTTCGCCGCCACCGCCGCGTTCTGCACCGGGTTCGTCGAACTTGCGTTCAGACTCTCGTCCACCTCAGTCTCGCTGATGGTGATGGCGACGTTGCCGTCCTCGCCAGGCTCCAGCTTCTTGCCGTTCAGCGTCACGCTCTTCACCGTGCCGTCGCCGCCAAAGTCCTCCCAGCTTGCCGCCTGCTCCCAGCTCTCGATGTTCGTGCCATTGAACTGCTTCGTCTCCCATTTGCCCTGTGCCGTTTCGTAGGTGATGCAGCGTCCCTTCGCACGTGCCTTTCCTTCCACGGCTGCTATGGCGGTCTCAAGCGTATAGTATCCGCTCTCCAGCGGAACCTGCTCCGTCACGTTATAGGTGTTGCCACCGCCGCTTCCGCTTATCTCCACCAGGTTCTCTTCCTCATCGCTCCACACATACACCACGCCGCCGCACACATACGCCTTGTCCTTCAGTATCTCTGTGCGGTCCTCGTTCATGTACAAGTCTGCCTGGGGCCAGTTGTTGCAGTATCTGCCCTCAACCTTGCCGTAGAAGGCTTTGTTCACCGTGTCGTAGTACACGCCATCTATCTGGACGTATGACACATGCACAATCTCCACGCCCTCCACCATTCCATCGAACCGCGCTGTCGCGCCATTCCTTGCTGCCAGCGCCGTAGCCTTGTACTCCGCCTCCACTTGCGCAGCCTTTGCCACGGCTGCATCTGTTTTCTGCGCAGCGTCCGTGGCCTTGCTTGCCGCATCGGTGGCGGTCTTGGCTGCCGCCTCCGCTTTGGTCGTGGCTTCTCCTGCCGCCTTGGTTGCAGCGTCAGCCACGGCTGCCGATGCCTTGGCGGTTGCCGCAGCGTCCTCTGCTGGTTTCGAGAGCAGTTTCACAGGGGCGCTCACCACTGTCTCACCACGCATGGCAGGGAGGCTTACCACACCGTCAAGCGTGCTCACCGTTTCCAGTTCGTCCACACTCTGGCTGTCAGTCTTTATCTGGTTCACCACATCCTGGACCAGTTCCTTCTTCTCTTCTTCTGTCAGTGCCATAGTCGTATATCTTTTTTGTTATGATTGTTTATTGATGATTCTTGCCGTATATTTCGTAGGCCAGCCGTTCAGCGTCTCGGTGCTGTCTGGGTCATATACCAGTAGCACCTCAAGCGTATCACCCTTGCCCATATCCAGAGTCTCGTAGTGTCCGCCATCCCAATGTACCATCACTGGCAGTTCCTCGGTGTTCCAAGGATATTCCTTTTTGCTGTCCTGCTGGCTATAGCGTCCACACACCTTGTAGTTGCTCGATCCAAGGTCGGCAATGATGGTTACTCTCATGCAGAACGGCGTACTCTCGCCGATAGCAAGTGCATCCCGCGCCTGCCCTATCTTCGGTAGGGCTACCACCGTAGAGCCTTGCGTCGCCTTCACGAGAAAGCGGTTTGCTTTCTGCAAATCCATGTAGCCGACAAATACCGTGTTCGCCTTGTCAAGGACTATCTTCTTGTAGGCGTAGCCGTCCATCGTTCCGTTCAGCACGCCCGACCCTCTGCCGGCAAAGGCGAAGTTTCCGCTCACCGAGTTGGCGATGTTGAACACGATGCCGTATTTCGGCAACAGCCCCACATCAAACCCATATTCCGTAGCCGTGTCCACCAGTCGGCACAACATAGGCTGTCCCAAACTGTTCCACGTTCCGATGATGGCTTGCCGATCCTTGTCGTTGAACCCTATCATGTCATCATATAGGAACAGACCATTCTCCGTGTCCTTCACCTCGATGGTTCCGTCATCGTTGTAGGTTACGTCCGCACCGCCGATATGCCTGTTGCCGATACTGAAGCCGCCTATCGTGCCACCCTCTGCGTACACGTTGCCTCTGAACGTGCCGTTCACGGCTTCTATGCTGCCGTCCTCTTTCACCTTGAAGTAGCCGTTTGCCGTTACCAGTCCCTCCAACTTGATGTTGTCCGCTGTCAGTTTTATCACGGTTTTCTTGTTGCCTTCTGCATCCGTTTCTTCCACGCCTACGCCTATCAGTGCCAGCTTGCCGTTCACATCCTTTATATAGATGCCCGTGCCTTCGGGCTGTATCATCAGTCCTGTTTCCTGCAGCGCACGTTCGTCCTTGTCATACACGGCTGCCGATATTTTCACCAGTCGCTCTGACTGCTCGAACAGCGTCTTATACTTGTACGTCAACGCCTCTATCTTGTCAGTGCTCAGCACCAGCATATACAGGTAGATGTCGCCGTCAAATGCCAACTTGAAGTCACCCGTGCCGTTCCACGCTCCGCTGCAGGTATACTGCACATAGCCGTCAGTCGCCGCGATTTCCTCGCTCACATCCATGCTGTCGAAGTCAGCGAACCCTGTCTTATCCACATTCTCGAAGCTAATCTTCAGCGTGCCGCCCTTTGCGCAGCGGTAGAAGAAACTCAGGTACACCGGCAGGGCTTCCTTCTGCCCCTCGCTGTTTGTCGGAAAAGTCGGCACAAAGCGCAGGTTGCCGTGCTTCTGCATGATATACTTGTTGCGTATTCTCACCACCTTGCGCCCCATGTCCGTAACGACGCTTGCGCCGTCGCCCTTCTTCGAGAGTGCTGAGCCGTTCGCCCACACCCACTTGTTGCCTACGAGGAAGAACACCGTCTCGTTCTCCGAGTTCCATTTCTCCAGTCCGCTCGCAAACGTGGGGTTGTTCAGGTAGCCCTTCTCGCTCAGAAAGTCGTTCCGCACGCTGTCTATCGCGCTCTGTACCTTGCCCTCCGTTATCTCGAAGCGGGTTTTCACGTCCTCGCCGGTTTCCAGTACGAATGTACCCTTCAGAAAGGCATTGTCCGCATAAAGTCCGTTGCCCTTCGGCTGGCGGTCTGCCGGGAACTTGTCATCCTTGATGCCGTCCAGGTTGCCGAGCCGTGCGCGTAGGCAGTTGTCGAATGTCTTGCCACTCACACCATCCATCACGTCCACCCTCGGCTGTCCGTCCTCCGTAGCGGATATGAGCACCAAGTTCTGGCGGTCGGTGTTCATCGTGTTGCCCATCAGCACACACTCGTCGCCCTCCTTGGGTTCCACACCGTCAAACTCCTCTTTCGCCACCACGATGCCGTCCGCCATCACGTCCGCTACTTCCACCCAATAGCTCCGCATTTCCTTGCCCGTGAACGTCTGGCAGCGCACCAGGTCGTGCTGCACGAACATGTTGTCCTGCTCAAAGCTGATGAGATAGTGGTCGCTTTGCTCCTCCACCGCCTTTATCTTGCCGTTGGCCGCGCTCACGCATATCTGGCCGCCCACGCTCCGCACCTTCTCGATGAGCAGTTCCATCACCGCCATCGTCTGCCTCACCGTCAGCTTGTCTATCGTCAGATAGGTGCGCCCATCCTCGCCTTTCCACAGCTGGAACCCTGCGCCCAGCAGTCCGTCCACAAACTGACCTGCACTCCGTATACTGTCCGACGTTACGCTCTCAAAGACCACGCCGTCCTTTTTCCTCACAGGCTGGTCCAGCCAGTCGTCAAACTGGCGGTAGTCCCATTGGTCGGCATTGTCCGCTTCCTTCGCGTGGTCTGCCTCCAGAGCGTGCTTCGCCTCATCTGCGTCCGTGGCGTGGTCGGCCTCTTTCGCATGGTCAGCTTCCAGCGTGTGGTCGCTCTCCTTGGCATGGGTGGCTTCCCTCGCCAGTTCAGCGATGTCCGCCTTGGCTGCGTGCGCCGCCTCCTTCACCGCCATGCCGCCGTAGGCTGTGCCCCCGGTTCGCAGTGCCGAGGTGCTGCCCTCGTTCTTCGGCTTCTTTATTACCTTGATGTCTATCATTGCTCTATCTCCTTTAGTGTCATTTCAGCATATCCCTCCTCCAGGTTGCGGCTGATGCCCTGCACGAAGAAGGTCTTGCCCATCATCGGGTGGCAGTAGTGGGCGAACAGGCTCACAATGCCGCCGTCCGTGTCCGTCAGTTTCTGCGTCATCACCACCCTCGGCGCGTGCCACTCCTTGTAGTAGCTGTCCACATACAGCTGCTCCGGCTTCGCGCTCTCCTCCCGGTTGTGGTCGTATATCGTCAGCAGTCCCTCGCCCGTCAGCGTGTTCACCGGGGTACTCATCTTCACGCTGTCCGTCACGTCCAGTGCCTGACACTCCGCAGCCGTCAGCGCTGAGTTTATCTTCATTTCCAGATCGTCCTTCACGTTCACGAAGCTCTCCTTCGTGTCGCTCATGTACACCAGGTCGTTGTCGCCCGTGTTGTTCACCAGTCCGTTGTCGCTGTATATCTTCACCTCGAACTGCTCCACCATGATGCTGCTCACGTGCGCCAGCAGCGGTATCGTCGTGCTGTTCCATTTCGTGTGCCTGAACCACGTCTTGTGCCGCCTGGTCACCACGTCCCACACGGCGTTCACTGGGCCGAGTATCATAAACCGCACCCGTCCGCTCACCTTGTCGCTTTTCTTTATGGGGATGGCGATGCCTTCAGCGTCGATGCCCAGCTCGTAGCTCACGTTGTTCTGCAGGTCAAACTTTGTCCCCACTATCTTGTCGCCGATCTTCGGGTCAAATCCTATCGTGAAGCACTGCTGGTAGTATTCGTCCTCGTCGGCACATTCCTCCAAGGTCTTGTACTTCCGCCACTCGAAGTCCGAAACCTGTCCCTCCGTGCCCTTTTCCACCACGCACTTGTCGCCTATTATCAGCATGCACGCCAGCACCCCCACCTTCGATATGTGGTCGCTGCCGTCACCGATGGCGCTGTACTTGAACTCATACAGCTGCGGCCCCGAGTCAGTGAACGGCACGAAGCCGTGCTCCGTCGCCACGTCCCACGCCACCTCTTGGTTCGGCTGCTCCGCCTGCCACCACTGTTGCGTGTAGTATCTTCCGTCGCCGTTGTTGCGGCTTGGCACGGTCATGTGCCACCATTTCCGGATGCCGACCATGCCAGGCATGCCGCTCCACACTCCGCCTTCATAGTTGTATATCGCCTTGTACGTGTCCGTCAGTGCCATCACCGGGTTCAGCACTAATTTCCCACTCAGCACGATGTAGTTGGTCGTACCCTCGTCAGTAGGCGAGAACACGCCGCCAGTCATGCTGCCGTTGTACACGGCTCTCGGCACTCCTGCCTTCAGCGAGTCGGCATTCGGGTAGGTCGTGGCCTCCTTGTCGTCTCCGTTGCCGTTCACGCTTACCACCAGGTAGTTCGTCATCTCCACCTTCGGTGTCGGCGAGTTGTCCTTGCCGTCTGTTTTCTTCTCCACCTTGCCAAGGGCAAGGATGGCCGCGCCCGGCTGCTTCGCCAGCAGGTTCGGCAGGGCTTGCTGGTTTTTGCCTTCACTGCACAGTTCCTCCATCACGTTGCCGCTTCCCATGTTCGGAAACAGCCACTCGCTGTTGTTCTTCACCTGCACATACCAATCCGTCACGCAGCCGCCGCTGTACGATGTTTCCTGTCCGTGCGTCATCGCGTCAAAGGCATCTATCGCCTTTGAGCCTTCGCCATCGCTGCTGTATTCCGTCATGTATTTCTGGTAGTTCTTGTATGGGCTTTTCAGCAGGTCATCGTCCAGCGGACTCTCTATCACGCTCTCCATGCTCTCCACCTTCGCCGTCAGCA